TACAACGTGTACGGGAAGGCGAGCAGCGGGGTCAAGAAGTCGTCCAAGAAGCGCAAGGCGCAGAAGGCGGCGCCCAAGCGGAAGAAGTAGTCCCGCCGGGGGAGCCGCCGAGTCCTCCGACTGAGGTCGACCTGATCCTTCCCGAGACGACCAGTCTCAAGCAAGCGGTCACAACGGAAGAGCGCGCCGCTCGCGGCCTGCCGCCCATCGACAAGATCGCGAAGCTGACGGACCCGGAGGCGGCAAGGTACGCCGAGGAAGCCTTCGCTCGGAACTCGAACGTCGGATACGAACTGGTTGGCGAGATTCATAAAGACCCGCGATCTCTAAGTACTCAGGAAGAGGCCGTGCTGGTCCGCCACAGGGCGGGCATCATCAAGCAGCACACCGAAACCCTCAAAGTTTTGATGGAGGCCCAGGATCGTGGCGACACCGACAGCATCGCCGAATTGCAGGGCGAAGAAGATCGGTTGGCGAAGGCTCGCCAGGAGGTCGAAGTGGCGTCCGACGTAACTGGAGGGCTGGCCGGACAATCGTTCCGATTTCGTCGGAACCTCATCAACATCGACGATTTTTCGCTGGCCACGATGGTCATGCAGGAGCGAGCCGGTCTGGGTCGTCGCCTCACGCCGGACGAATTGTCCGCCTTGCAGAAAGAACAAGCCGAAGGCGAGAGGTTGCGGGCAAAGCTGACCGAAGTGATCAAAAAGCAGGGGGAAACTGAGACTGAACTCGCCGCCGCCCAAGCTCTGAATGAAATCTTGAAGGATGCGACACCGCCGCCCAAGACGAGCAAGAGGTACATCGCCGCTCGCAAGGAAGTCGAGGATGCGTGGAAGGAGTTCGCCGCCGAGACCAGCGGCAAGCTGTTCAGCATCGGCGGTCAGCTTGAAGCCTTCCCGTCGCTCTTGAAGCTGGCTCGCGCCTATTTGAACCTCGGCGTGGTTAACGTCCAGGAGTTCGTGGCTCGGGCCACTAAGCGCATGGACAAGGAAAAGGCGGGCAAGTTCAAATCCGGCCTAGAGCAAGCGTGGGCTGTGACCATCGAACAGGAGCGACCCCAGCCGACCGGAGACCTGGAAACCAAGCACGAGCTTTCGTTGTACGCCGGGCGGCTGACGCGGTTCTTCGTCGGAACCGGCGTTCGGACGGTGAAGGGGTTGATCGATTCGGTTCATGGAGAACTGAGAAAAGCCCTTCCGGGAATCACCCGTCGAGAAACGATGGAGGCCATTCCGCACTACGGGCAATCCCATACGTTGAGCAAGGACGAAGTCGACGTGGTCCGTCGCAGTTTAGTGGGCCAACTGCTGCAAATAGACAAGCTGGTCTCAATGAAGGCGGGCGAACCTCCGCTCGCCACCGGGCTGCGTAGAACGTTCAGCGACGAAGAGCGCAAACTGATCCGCATCGTGAACGAAAAGAAAAGGGAAGGCGGCTTCGTAATCACCGATCCCGAGACGCAACTGAAGTCCGCAAATCAGGCCCGGCAGACCTGGCTGACGCATCGGATTGCCGATCTCAAAGCCGCGATCGCCAAAGGCGAAAGACTGCGAAAGAAAACCGGCAGCCTGAAGCTTGAGGCCAAAACCCAAGAGCTTCAAAACGAATACGAAGCCGCGACGAAAGAGTACAACGACGCCTTCGGCAGGCCCGAACTTACCGACCAGCAGCGTTCCGACATCGCCGCCGATGCCGCAGAGAAGTCGGCGATCGAGTACGAACGAAAGGTGCGTGAGGGCGACCTGTCGGCCAAGAAAAAGGGCCGCCCGGCGACTGTCACGCCGAGACTCGAAGCTAATCGGGCGCGTCGTGACGCCGCCAAGGCTGAATTGCAGCACCTTCGCGACCTGAACAATCCTAAGAAGACGCCGGACGAACGGGCCAACTCCGCCCTACGGGCCAACGTCGCCCGGCGCATCGCCGACTGGCAGGACCGGATGGCCCGAGAGGACTACGCCCCCAAGCCGAAGCGCGACATCAAGCTGGAGCCGGAGACCGAGAAGGCACGGCTTGCGGAAGAGCAGTGGCGCAAGACCTACCATGCCCGCCGGGATGAGTATCGGCGCAGGAACCGGACGCTGGTCGCCAAGGTCAGCGATATCACCGGAGACGTGCTGTTCAACGTGTCGAAGTTCTGGATATTCGGCTGGGATGCCGGCGTCTTTCTTCTTCAGGGGGGAGCCTTTACGTTTGGGCACCCCATCAAGTCCACCGGCGCCTTGGCTAAGGCCATCAAAGACGTGGGCAACGCGGCGACGGCGTCGCGCCATGCTCACGAATTGACTCTGCGACAGAATTCCAGGAATGGCTTATACAGGGACGCACGCCTTCAATTCAGCAGCTCCGGCGGACCCCTTGGGGCGCAGGAGGAAACGGTCATGTCCAGCTTGGCCGACCGGCTTCCCATTCTCAAGCAGATTGCTCGCGGGACATCGGCATACTTGAACCTCGTCCGAGCCGACTCGATGGACATTCTGGCCGCGACGGTCACGCAGCGCGAGGGAGAAATCACCCGCGAGCAGGCCAGGATTCTCGGCGGCTTTGTGAACATTGCCACCGGGCGGGGAAACTGGGGCAAACTGGCCCCTTGGCTCGTCGTGGCGAACAAAGCCTTCCTGGCGCCCAAGTGGGTGCTCAGTCGGTATCAGGCGGTGCTTGCGCCGCCGGTTTGGTTCGTGCGCGGCGATTCGGCGGTACGGGTGGCGTTGGCCAAAGAGATAGGGCGGTCTTTCGCCGGGTTCGCCGCCGTGAACGGGCTGGCGGCGGCGGGGCTGTGGGCCGCCTATGGGCCGCCGGGCGACGACAAGGAATGGGACATCAACTACAACCCCGGAAGCCCGAAGAAGATGGGCATCCGAATCCACAATCGGACCATCGACCTGTCGATCGGCATCGGCTCGGCGATGCGCTTTCTGACCCACATGGGCATCGTCGTTCTCACGCCTGAACAGGCTAAAAAGTGGGAACTCAAGAACCCCGGGTTTGAGTTAGTGAACTACCTTCGCGGGAAACTCGGTCCGGCGTTCAGCGCTGCGGTCAGCCGCATCGCAGGCACGACGCAGGCCAGCCGGAAGAACCGTCCGGTCAAGGCGACTTGGTGGCAACTGGCGAAGGACATGGTGACGCCGGTGAACGCGAACGACATCTATGATTCGATGATTGAATACGGGATGCCCGCCGAGAAAGCCTTGGGGATTCTGAGCGTTTTTGGCGTTCCGGTGAAGACTGAGCGCAGCACAAGCAGGTTGGCCGACTGATGCCGCATAGCCGCTACTGCCGCAGAATCAGCCTCGGCCCGTCGGTCGGCGGCTCCGGCTGCGCTGCTCGTTCCTGGGCCGCCTTGCTCAAGGCTTGGGCCAGCGGGGCGCAGCCTACAAGTCGGACGATGAACAGATTGATCTCCGGCAGTTGCATGGCGCATCCCGGCTCGGCGACCATAGACCAGCCTCGGAAGCTGTCGGCAAGCTCCCGGAAAATCGGGCCGAGAGCCAGGTTGCCCTTGGTCTGGGCGATGGCGTTTTTCTCCAGCGTTTCGATGACGCCGGAACGCGGCATGACGGCGAACGTGGCGCCGAAGACGGCGAACGGCGGGTCGGGATGGGTGAAGCCGTTGTTCTTGCTCATGGCGGGGGAGCCTAGCGATGCCCCGTGACAGCGTCAACGTGATTCCACCCTTGCTGGGACTGGACCGCAACTGGGCCTATCAGAGCCAGCCGCCGTACTCGCTTCCCGACTGCCTCAACGCTCGGTGCCGGGACGTGTTCGAGCAGCGCCAGCGGCTGGGCAGCCGAGGCGGGCATATCAAAGCCTACCCGCAGCAACTCGGGGCCGTCGTGCCGATGGAATCGCACACGATGGACTTCTTCGCGACGAAAGATGCCCATATGGCAAGCCTCACCCCGGATAACGAATTCGGCACCTCGGGTCTTCTTCAGATCGGTCCATATTTCAGCTTCAAGTACCGAGCGATCTTTCACTTCGACATGGCCGCAATCCCGGCGAGCGCCACGATACTGACCTCAACCTTGAGCGCATGGTGCGTCACCAGTGCCGCGTCCGGCGGCGGCGTCAGCGCTCATAAGATCAAACGGCTGACGCAGACCGGATGGGTGGAAGCCCAAGTCAATTGGAACGACTATAAGGCCGCGACCGCGTGGGCGCTGGCGGGCGGTGATTTCACGGAAACAGACGCCCTGGACTGGACCCCGCCATCATCGGTCGGACCATTTATGATTTCCGGGCTGGGCGTTCTAACGCAGGACGCCTACACGAATCGCAGCAAACACCTGCACCTGATCTTCATGGCGGTCAATGAGGCGCTCCTAAGCAGTCGAACGGACATCTACAGCAGAGAGCGAGCTGCCGTCGATGCGACGCAACAGCCTAAGCTGACCGTGACCTACGAGACTCCTGTATGAGCGAAGTACGCCTCCTCAATGTCTGCCGTTCCCTGAACCTCGACCAGGGCGTCGTGTTCATGGACCCCTTCGACGGGGTGGCGCTCAGCGGCACGAACTGGCCCGGCCCGGCGCCGACTTGGACGCTGGACGGAACCGCCAGCACGGGCTTCCCCCTGGTGCTCAACGGGCTGGCGTTCTCCAATGTGGCCAACGTGCTGCGGGCGGCGGTCCTGAACGATCGGACGATTTCGACCGCATCCTTCCGCGAGGTGTCGATCGGCACTCCCACCATCATAGAAGGGGCGCGGTACTCGTTGCTGATGGACATGAACAACTCCACGCCGGTCCCGGCGGCGAGTATCCGTCTACGAGCAACCGCTTCCACCAGCAATCTCAGATTGCTCAGGCTCTTTGTCAACGAAATTTTAGTCGCGTCCTTCAATTCATTCGGAACGGCGGCGCCACACGATGTTCTTCGATTGAGCATCAAGAGCAACGGAGCAATCCTTTGTTACTGGGAAAGCCCTACGACGCCGAGCATTGCGTTTGGGCCTACCGGCTACATGCCTGCCGGAGGTCGTGTCGGTTTCGCCTTGCACTGTGTTGGCGTTACGACAGCCCTTGCCAGCTACTTCAACCACTCCTACACGGTGCTCGCCGCCGCGACCATGCCCCCCAGAGCCTTGATCGCCTCGGCCAACGGACGGGTGTACTGGGAAAACGTCAACGGCGCCATGGTCGAGCTGGTGACGCCGGTGCGCACCCTGGCCAGCGATCGGCTGCTGAGTTCGGCGAATCGCAAGCAGAAGCTCTACATCGCCGACTACGGGCTGCGGAAGCAGGGAACGGCGGGATTTACGAACGGCGACCCCGGCACGACTTTCGATGACGGAACCGTGGCGGACTGGACGACGTTGGGCATTGACCCGGACGATGACCGGCTGGAAATCCTCTCAGGAACCGGCCTGCCTACGGGCGTTGTCGGCCAGGGCATCGGCATCTATGCCATCAGCAGCGTGTCGGCAGGGAGTGTAACACTGGCGTCAACGCCGGGCTTTAGCGCCACGGCGATCACTTATCGCATCGTTCGCGGACCGAAGGTCTTTGACGCCCCGACGTTGACCCTGACGGCCTTTCCGATTGGTACGATCGGCCAGAGTCCGGGACAAGCGCCAGTCGGCTGCACCATCGTCGCGTTGTGGGCTGATCGTCTGATCTGGACTGGCGATCCCATGTTCCCGCACGTCATGTACCTGAGCAAGAACGGCGACCCCGAGAACTACTTTTACGCCAACAGGACCGAGGGCGAGGCTTTCGTGTTCGACCCGGCAAAATTCGCCGGGGCCGGGCAGATCGGCGATGCCGTGACGGCGGTTATTCCTTACAGCGATGACTATCTTCTGATAGGTGGAGATCGGTCGCTTTCAATTCAGAGAGGCGATCCTACTCTTGGTGGAGTTCCTGATCTGGTCACTCGTACCACCGGAATTCTGGACAAGTTTGCGTGGTGCCAGTTGCCGGATGGGCGCATTCTCGTCTTGGGGAATGATGGCTTGTACTTGCCTACTACAGCCCCGAACACGCCGCCCGAGAGGGTTTCGCGCGACCGACTTCCCCAGGAACTCATCGACATCAATCCGGCGTTGTATGATGTGCAACTCCAGTATGACCTCGCCCGACAAGGCGTCAAAATCTTCATCACCCCAAAGACCGCCGGACCCAGCAAGCACTGGTGGTTCGACTGGACGAAGAAGGCGTTTTGGATCGAGTCGCTACCCAGCAACGTGGAGCCGACGGCGTCCACGGTCCATTCTATCGGCGGCTCCGGCATATCCGAAATCATTCTTGGTGGGCGTGACGGCTATCTGCGCCGGGAAGTCGACACCCAATCTCTGGATGACGGGAACGCCGTGGCGTCGTTCGCTCTTCTCGGTCCGTTCAATCTGGGGCATCCCAAGAACGAGGGAATCATCCATGAAGTGACCTGCGAACCTGTCAGCGGCAGCGTGCCGGTGCTGGTCGAGGTCTTGGTCGGCAACAGTCCGGCGGAGGCTCGCAGCGGAGTGGCGGCGGATTCCTACACGTTCGATGTGGGCAACTTCATCACCTGGAGGCCCCGCCTTCGCGGAGCGGCCTGTTTCCTTCGCGTGTCCGGCGGCGGAAATCTTCGTTGGGCGACTGAGACGCTGACCTTTGACCGCGAGATCGTGGGGCGGCTGCGGGCATCGTGAGGGTCTCATGGCGACCGTGAACTTCAACGCCAACGTCCACAACCTGATTGAGGTGCGCCAGGCCCTCATGCGCATCCAGACGGCCCTCGATCCGTCGGTAAAAAACAACTTCACCGCGACGGCCAACCCGGCGGTCACGGACGACAGCGGGGACGGGTATTCGGTCGGCTCGGTCTGGATCAACCTGACCCTGGACCGGGCCTACCTGTTGACCGATGCGGCGGCTGGGGCGGCCAACTGGCTGCTCCTGGCCCCCGAGGGCGGCAGCGGACCGGCGGACGCCAAGTACATCGTCCAACAGGCCCATCCCGATCTGTCTGCCGAACAGGCGCTTGGCGCTCTGGCCACCGGCATTCTTAAGAGCACGACGGGCACGGGAGTCGTGTCGATCGCCGTGGCGGGAACGGACTACGCGGCTGGGGCACATACGCACCCTCTCGCCGACATCACCGACGAGGGGGCCCTGGCGGCCCTGAACACGGTGGGAACGGCTCAGATTGACAACGACGCGGTGACCTATGCTAAGATGCAGAACGTATCGGCGGCCAGTCGGTTGCTCGGACGAGGATCGGCTGCCGGGGCCGGAGATGTTCAGGAGTTGACGCTGGAAGGCGGGCTGTCGATGAGCGGAACAGCGGTGCGTGCTCCCAAGGGAGAGTTTCACATGCCGTTCTTTGCATCCGCGGTTCCGGTGGCGATAACGTGAATTGAATCATGCGACCCCCTAATGCCCTGTGCTACCCAGTGCTGGCTGCGCTCCTTACAACCTTCGTTCTGGTTCGTCACCTTGGATGCGCTCCATCGGCGGCGGCACAGCCCGAGACGATTTCTCAGGAGTACGCCGTGAAGAGCGCGAACAGAGTATTTCCAAACGCGCAGTGGATCGCGACGGAAGACTTGATCGTCGAACTGAAGGCGCGGTTTCCGGCCATGCTATTCATTGGGTTCACTGAAGACCCGAACACCGGGGGGCAGCCGACCGTCGTCCTCTACAGCGGCAAGAGTCTTGTAGATAGTCTCGCGCTCGCGAACTGGGCGACGATGCACCTGACGGGAGCATCCGTGGGGAAGATGATTACAAACGCGGCAGACAAGCGTCGACGGGCGACGAGCTAGTCCGCCCCGACCCACTTGGAGCGCGGGGCGACCCGGCGGTAGCCAAGGTGGTGCATGATGGCGAATAATTCCGAGAATGTCGGGAACGAGCGGCGGTTGACGTGCTGGTATTCCGCGACGGCGTTGGCGAACTCCAGCATGTCCGGGGGCCACTCGCCGTTTTCGAGGGCCATGCCGATCTTGCCGAGGCGGACGCCTCGCCCGCGGCGCCAGCACAGCGGTGATTGTTGGGCCTTGCTCACGGACGCATTGTACTGATGTGGCGATGGCTTTCACGGAAAGGACGACGAATGACCTGGTCAGAAGCGAAAACGTACCTGCAAGCCGCTCATGGAAACAAGATACGCCG